AGGCTAGGATCAAGAATCGTAGGCAAGTGTATGATGGGCTCAACTTCAAACGCATTAGATAAAGGTGGAAGCAACTTCAAAAAACTATACTATAATTCAGACGTTACAAAAAGAAATCGTAACGGACAAACTTCTTCTGGACTCTATTCTCTGTTCGTCCCTATGGAGTGGAACTACGAAGGATTCATGGATTCTTACGGATCACCTGTTTTCATTAGAGAAAAAGATAGCATCAAAGGAGTCGACGGTTATGACATTACAACAGGCGTTATTGAACACTGGGAAAATGAAGTAGATGGTTTAAAGTCAGATCAGGATAGTTTAAACGAATATTATAGACAATTTCCAAGAACTGAACAACATGCTTTTAGAGACGAAGCTAAACAAAGCTTATTTAATCTCACTAAAATATATCAACAAATAGATTATAACCAAGAATTAAATAATTTAAGCAGAGTATCTACAGGTAATTTTCAATGGGCTAACGGGGTTAAAGATACTAGAGTTGTTTTTATGCCTAATAGAAACGGTAGGTTTAAAGTTTCTTGGGTTCCTAATGTTAATTTACAAAATAGAGTTGTAATTAAAAATGGCTTAAAACACCCTGGTAATGAACAAATAGGTGCATTTGGTTGTGATAGTTATGATATATCAGGAACTGTAGATGGAAAAGGATCTAATGGCTCATTACATGGACTAACTAAGTTCTCTATGGAAGACGCACCGCCTAACCATTTCTTTTTAGAGTATATATCAAGACCTCAAACAGCTGAAATATTTTTTGAAGACGTTTTAATGGCTTGTATATTTTATGGTATGCCAATATTATGTGAGAATAATAAACCAAGATTGTTATACTATTTTAAACGTAGAGGTTATAGAGGGTTTTCAATGAACAGACCTGATAAATTGTGGAATAAGTTATCTACAACAGAAAAAGAAATTGGTGGAATACCCAACTCAAGTGAGGATATAAAACAAGCACATGCTGCTGCTATTGAGTCTTATATAGAGACTCATATAGGTTACTCTAATGAAGAGTATGGTGATATGTTTTTTCAAAAAACATTAGAAGACTGGGCTACTTTTGACATAAACAACAGAACAAAGCATGATGCTTCTATAAGTTCTGGTTTAGCTATAATGGCTTGCAATAAGAACAGGTACACACCTGTATCTACTATTGTTAAAAAAAGTGTTGACTTGGGTATAATGAAATATAATAACGAAGGAAGTTTATCTAAAATTAAAAAATAAATGCAAATACAAACTTATAATGGCAGTTCATTCCCGGATCAGGTGGTACCTGACGAGGTTAAAGAAAGTTTAGATTACGGTAGACAAGTTGGTAGAGCAATTGAAGGAGATTGGTTTAGCGGTACTAGAACAGGTGTATCAGGTAGATATAATACTAATTATAATAATTTTAGAAATTTAAGATTATACGCTAGAGGTGAACAGACAGTTCAAAAATACAAAGATGAATTAGCTATTAATGGAGATTTATCGTATTTAAATTTAGACTGGAAACCTGTACCTATTATACCTAAATTTGTAGATATAGTAGTTAATGGCATGGACGGAAAGTTGTATGATATTAAAGCATATGCTCAAGATCCAGAATCAATAAAAAAAAGAACACAATATGCTGAGTCTTTATTAAGAGATATAGAGGCTAAAAAATTAATAGATCAAATAAAAGGTGTTACTGGAATGAATATGTATTCAACTTCTAATCCAGAAGACCTACCTCAGAACAGAGAGGAATTAGATGTTCATATGCAGCTAACCTATAAGCAATCCATTGAAATAGCAGAAGAAGAAGCTATAAACAATACTTTAGCTTTTAATAAGTATGAATTAACTAGAAGAAGAATGGCTGAAGACTTAGTTGTATTAGGTATTGGAGCTGTTAAAACTTCTTTTAATTTATCAGAAGGTGTTACTGTTAAATATGTTGACCCAGCAGATTTAGTTTATTCTTATACAGACGATCCTAATTTTCAAGATATATGGTATGTTGGTGAGGTTAAATATATTAGTTTAAATGAACTTAAAAAAGAATTTCCTTATTTGACCGATGAAGATATGGAGAGGATACAACAATATCCAGGAAGTTCTAGTTATAATTTTCAATTTAATGGAAGGCGAGATAATAATAGCGTGGCTGTATTATATTTTGAATACAAGACTTATAGAAATCAAGTTTTTAAAATAAAAGAAACAAACACAGGACTAGAAAAAGCCTTAGAAAAACCAGACACGTTTGATCCACCTAAAAATGATAACTTTGACAGAATATCTAGGTCAATAGAAGTATTGTATCAAGGAGCAAAGATATTAGGCCATGACATGATGCTCAGCTGGAAGCTAGCTAAAAATATGGTTAGACCTGATTCTAACTTAGTAAAGGTTAATATGAACTATAACATATGTGCTCCTAAAATGTATAAAGGACGTATAGAATCTTTAGTTAGTAGAATGACTGGTTTTGCTGATATGATCCAGTTAACACATTTAAAATTACAACAAGTTCTAGCTAGGACGGTGCCTGATGGTGTTTTCTTAGACGTAGATGGCTTAGCTGAAGTTGATTTAGGTAATGGCACAAACTATAATCCAGCTGAAGCTTTAAACATGTATTTTCAAACTGGTAGTATACTAGGTAGATCAATGACTCAAGACGGTGGAGCTAATCCTGGTAAAGTTCCAATACAAGAATTACAGTCAGGATCTGGAGGAGCTAAAATGCAGGCTTTGATACAAACTTATCAATATTACTTGCAGATGATGAGAGATGTTACTGGACTTAATGAAGCTAGAGATGGTAGTCAGCCAAACAAAGATTCTTTGGTAGGTCTACAAAAGCTAGCTGCTGCTAATTCTAACACAGCTACAAAGCATATAGTTCAAGCTAGTTTATTTTTGTCAGCTAGAACCTGTGAAAACATATCTTTAAGAATAGCTGATATGCTAGAGTTTCCTTTAACTAAAGAAGCTTTAAAATCAAGCATAAGTTCTTATAATGTGGGCACACTAGAAGATATGAAAAGTCTAAACATGTTTGAGTTTGGGATATATTTAGAGTTAGTTCCAGATGAGGAAGAAAGAGCTCAACTAGAACAAAACATACAAATGGCATTACAGTCACAATCTATAAATTTAGAAGACGCTATAGAAATAAGAGATATTAAAAACTTAAAACTAGCTAATCAATATATAAAGATTAAAAGAAAACAAAAAGCTGCTGAAGATCAGCAAAGAAGTCAAGATAATATAAAAGCTCAAGCACAGGCAAATGCTGAGTCTAGCGAAAGAGCTACATTAGCTGAAATGCAAAAACAACAAGCATTAGCAGAAACCACGCTTCAAATAGCTAAAGGTAAGTCAGAATTTGATATTAACAAAATGCAGCAAGACGCTGAGTTGAAAAAACAGATGATGGAAATGCAGTTTAAGTTCGACAGGGAATTAAAACAAATGGAAGTAGATAGACTTATTGAAAAAGAAAAGTTAATAGAAGATAGAAAAGATACAAGAACAAGAATAGAAGGAAGTCAGCAAAGTGAAATGATAAATCAAAGAAATTTAAACTTACCACCTATAGATTTTAAACAAGGTGGCGGGACACAAGACTCTATGCCCGAAGGAATATTAGAGTAATTATTAATTATTATATTATATTATGTCAGAAGAAATAAAAGAAACAGCCGGAGGCGAGTTAACTCAAGGCGAGTTTAAAATAAAAAAACAAGTTAAAAAATTAACAGAAAAAGATACCCCAGTAAAAGTAGTGTTTAATAAGGTCGAAAAACCTAAAGATGAAGTTATAAAAGTAGATTTGAAAAAAGAAGACAAAACTGAAAAAGTTGAAGATGTCATTGTAGAAATTACAGAGAATAAAGAATCAAAAGAAGAAACAAAAGTAACTCCAACACCAAGTTTAGAATTGCCATATGGCTTAGAAAAACTTGTTAATTTTATGAAAGAAACTGGTGGTACTGTTAAAGATTACGTTAGATTAGATACAGATGTATCTAGTGTTGACGACAATACTTTATTAAAAGAGTATTACAAAAGTACTAAACCACATCTAAACAATGAAGAAATTGACTTTATAATGGACGATAAGTTTGGAGTTGATGAAGATTTAGATGAAGAGCGAGATATAAAAAAGAAAAAACTTGCTTTTAAAGAAGAAATTGCGAATGCCAAAAACTTTTTAGAAGATACTAAGGATAAATACTACCAGGAGATCAAGTTGAGACCTAGTGTAACTGAAGATCAACAAAAAGCAATGGATTTTTTCAATAGATACAACAAAGATCAAGAAAGAGCAAATACACAACAGCAAGAGTTTATTGACTTAACTAAAGAATATTTTTCCGATGATTTCAAAGGTTTTGAGTTTAACGTAGGAGAAAAAAAGTTTAATTATAATGTTAATAATGCTCAAGAGGTGGCTAATAAACAAGTTAAATTATCAGAATTCACTAAGATGTTCTTAAATGAAGATGGTTCAATAGCTGATTATAAAGGTTACCACAAAGCTATGTATGCTGCTAGAAACGCTGATACAATCGCTAAGCATTTTTATGAACAAGGTAAATCCGATGGAATTAAAAATATAGTTGATAAATCTAAGAATATAGAAACGGCATCACGACCTCAAAATAATGGTGACATCTATATAGGAGGATTAAAAGTTAAAGCGGTATCTGGTGTTGACAGTTCTAAGTTGAAAATAAAAACAAAAAATAAAAACTAAAAACTAAAATTATGAGTTTATCAGGTGGGAGTTTTCCCGCGTCAATAGTGCCTTCTCAAGCGAGAATGGCATTGCAAAGTAATTTTCTAGAGTTCAATACTGGAGCTGGAAAAGATTTTGCACAACAATATCTACCTGAGCTTTACGAAGCAGAAGTAGAAAGATACGGAAACAGGACTTTGTCTGGTTTCTTGAGAATGGTAGGAGCTGAAATGCCTATGACTTCTGATCAAATTATTTGGTCTGAACAAAATAGATTGCATATCGCTTATAGAGGTGTAGATCCAGCTAATCCAATTACTGGTGCTGCTGGTGTATTTAAAGTAACTCCATCTTTAGCTGCTCCAAATACTACTACTAGTATTGCTGTTAGAAAAGGACAAACTGTTCTTTTATCTGATCAAGCTACTGGTTTAGTAACTGCTAAAGTTTATGTTCAAGAAGTATTCAACGCTGTTAATGCTGGTGGTACTGCTGTAGGTAACGGAAATTCTGATGCTAAGAGTTTCACATGTTTACCTTATGGATCTGATACTTTACCTGCTGCTTTATTAAACACTGCAGGCGTTAATATGTTTGTTTATGGTTCTGAATTTAGAAAAGGTGATACTGGAATGGACGGTTCTATTGAGCCATCTTTTACTCAGTATGCTAACAGACCTGTAATTATCAAAGATAAGTACGAAATCAATGGTTCTGATACTGCTCAAATTGGGTGGGTTGAAGTTGCTACTGAAGACGGAACATCTGGATATTTATGGTATCTAAAGGCTGAGTCTGAAACTAGACTACGTTTTGAAGATTATCTTGAAATGATGATGGTTGAGGGCAAGAAAGCTCCGGCTGGAACTGTATTAAGAGATACTAATAAACTAGAAGGTACTGAAGGTATGTTCGCTGCTATCGAAGCAAGAGGAAATATTTATTCTGGATTTGCTGGTGCTGCTGCTCCTGGAGCTGGTGCATTAGGAGATTTTGATGAGATCCTTAAAAACTTAGATAAGCAAGGTGCTATTGAAGAAAACATGTTATTCTTATCAAGATCTACGGCTCTTGATTTTGACGATATGATTGCTGCTATGGCAGGTGGAGGTTTTGCTTCTACAGCTTCAGCTTCTTATGGTTTATTTGATAACGAACAAGAAATGGCATTAAACTTTGGATTTTCAGGATTCAGAAGAGGTTCTTATGACTTCTACAAGACTGACTGGAAATATCTAAATGATGCTACGACTAGAGGATTAGACAAGGCTATTGATGGTGTTTTAGTTCCTGCTGGAACTTCAACAGTATACGATCAAATGCTAGGTTCTAACATTAGACGTCCTTTCTTACATGTACGTTACAGAGCTTCTGAAACTGAAGATCGAAGATTCAAAAACTGGATTACTGGTTCAGTTGGAGGAGCTTACACTTCTGATTTAGATGCAATGTCTGTACATTTCTTATCTGAAAGATGTTTAGTTACACAAGCTGCTAATAACTTCGTGTTATTCAAAGGAGCATAATTAAT